AAAATCGCTTTTCAGGGCTTCAACATCGAGGGCATAATCAAAGCCGGATGACGTCTTTCCGGTAATGATCATATCCTATTCTCCTTAAATCACGCAGATTTGATGTACTCGTAGTGGGTATTGCCTGATGTATCCGCATAGCAAGTCACAGTCGTTCCGTAACCAATAGCAGCATTATCTGCATAGGTAATATCCTCAACTGCTGTTACCTGACCGTCAGGAATAACTATTCTTTTCAGCGCACCGTTTCTCAGGATCATGTCAATTACATAACATGCATCGTCCTGCTGATCCGAATTGGCATTGACTGTAATTCCGGTTGCCAATTCTCCGGTTACGTTGTCATCTCCGTAGACCATCTTGAGCACATCAACGTTCATGACCTCAATAAGAGTCCACTGAAAAGTGTCAGGCTTTTCAGTCTGCAGAGCAAGAACAACGTCGCCGCCCCACGCCTTGATAGTATCGCTGGAAGGACTATTGCTGTTTACTACTCCAGCATCACTGCAATATCCGAGGCAAGCGAACGCATTATTGAGAGCAGTTACAGCATCAGTAGGCAATGTCGTACCAAGTGGTGCACGGTAAATAGCTCCTGTGAGTTTCGGTTTGCCGGCAGATACGTTAGAAACAGTATTCATATTTCATATCTCCTTAATAATGATATAGATCGTACACAGCTTGGTAGCGATATCTCTTTTCGCCCTCATCTGTGAATGAATAATCACTGTTCAATTCTGTGTGAGATACACTATCCAGAACAGTAATATTATCCATAGCTGCTTTTACCTGCTCATTGAGTTCAGCAGCCTCTAACATCGACCCAGCATAAGACTGAATCGCAAATGTTGCAGAATAAATAAAATTCGATTTGCTGGACCCGGTCTTCTGCACGATTACAAATTTAATCGCCGGATCCTCAGGGACTTCCATATATACAGGCACACTCAAAGAGTCATCCAGGTAGTCCAACACTATTTTCTCTATCATTTCAACGCCTTCAGTATGGTATTGTTCTGAGAATTATCTATGACCGCTAATCGGCTGTTGGCGTATACCATAGCATTTACACGATTCTCTCCCGTATAAACATCCATTGCATACCCATCCCCGCAACCATTCAGCGTAGCTTTCGCATGTTCTTCACAAATGCCGGCCATTTCAGGTGAACGAAGAAGTTCTCTGACGCCTGCTCTGTTAAGTACAACTTTTACATTAGCCATATCTTTCTACCCGTATCTTGGCGTTCCACTCTAAAGGAACATTTTCCTCGATGTAACGTCTTGTGAACCCTACAGTGCGATAGATATTGCCCCAGAAACCTACTTTTTTGTCTTCCCAGACATGAGTATCACCCTTGGGAATACAAAGCTCGTAAACTACCGTCTTGCCATACAATTGCTGATCAGAAATAACATCCTCTGCTTCTACTGGCGTTACAAGAACGTTATCTATATCTATCGGCTCTTCGGCATAAAGCGGTGCATTAAAAGCATCATATCCTGTAAGAGTCTTCTCATATAGCTGGACCGTCATTCCTTTGATCAGAGCCATAAAATTCCCTCCACAGAGTCCGCTGTTTTTTCAGTCCTAACCTGGCCAACTCTGATTTCTTTATGAATAATCCTCCGCCAGGAACAAGGAAAGTGCCCGAAACTGAATAGCCTCCGGCTGCCTGGCTCATTTGCGACATCGGCTCCTGGTCTGTGGAAGTCATTAGTACCCTTGCGGTAACATCGCATGTTACCGATTTTGCAACAGAAGCAAGATATGGGTTTTCCATTATCATCAGGTCTAGATCTCGGTCCACCTTATTTGCTTCATATCTGAGAGAATCAGACACAATATTCAACAATACTGAAGCCCTTTCCTGCTCATCTTCAGTCATAGGCCTCCAAAGTGCTGTCAGATCATCAATTGTCGCAAAAGAAGCCATTATTTCTTTCCTTTCTTACTGACGGTTTTCTTCTTAGACTCTCCCGGAGAGGGAGTTGTGGGAGGCGTGACAGCCTCCCAATTCACACTTTTAATCGGGCCGTGAAAATCCCTTATTTCTCCGGTTCTTTTATTTCTGTATTTAATCATTAAGCATCAATACGAGCGAACGCTGCGGGGTCAAGGATTCCCCATCCAAGATAAGCTTCTCCACGCAGATAAATCTGGTTGTAAGCTCTCAGGTCATGGCCGGTCTGGTCAGGATCACCGTAGGGGATGATCTCAAGCGGGATCTGTTTTGCATAGCCCCATTTGAAAGCATTAGCAAAATCACCTACTACAGCACTGTCAGCAGTTCCAACTGTGCTATTGACATCGCAAGGAACACCATTGAAGTAGTCCGGACGTCCGCCGAGTTTAAACTCAGGGTACTGCGGCACTCCGTTAACCTTCACTTTGCCAAGAGCAGCAGCAAAAGCCGGGGAGAACGCAAACCCGCTATTTTCGTAATCACCAATAGCGGCAATTGCGTCTTCGAGCTTGTCTTCTTCAGAACCAGCTACATAAGTAATAGTTGTTACACCGGTATTTGTATCAAAGCTGTTTGTACCAATAGCTGTTGCAGCTGTTCCGGTTCTCGGGTTGACACCATGAATTGCCATAATATCGAGTGCACGAGCAAGCTTTTTAGCGAAACCTTCGCTCCAAGCACGAAGGATGTCAAGCTGTGCTTCTTCTGTTGCGTAGTTGAACTCGTCAGAGATCCTTGCGCCGTATTCGACCTTCAAAGGAACGATCTTAACAGGGTCAAGCACGATCTTCTTAGATGTCTTAAGCTCGTTCTCTCCAACAAGATTGACCTCACCTTCCATCTGGAAAGTCATGATTTCATTACCGTTAAAAGCAAGAGGAATTCCTCCTGCGAGTTTGGCCAAGGCTGAATGACCCTGTACAAGGTTAAACATTTCTTTTACCAATACCTCAGGAAACAGATTTCCTTTGGATGCTACATTGGTATCATATTTTGCGTCTGGCATTTTAATTTTCTCCTTTTATTGAATGTAAGAGTTGCCGTAATCCGGCATTGTTGTCATTTGGCGTTACATCATTGCTCCCCGCCAAAGGTGGAGCCTCGGACTTTTTGGAAACAAAACCTGCGAGTGTTTCTGCATCTTTTTCTATTTCTTCTTCGGTTGTTCCGGATAGTCTTCCGGCTAGTTCGTACGGGATACCGTGTTTAAGAGCAATTCTCGTTTTTGCCGAGTCGGTCTCGTAGCCCTTTACTTTAGCCTGTAATTCGGAGATAGTTTTATCCGTCTCCGCATACTTCTTGTTAGTATCCTCGATTGTTTTGTTGAGCCCTGCGACCTTTGTCTGGAGCTCCGCATTCTGGGTCTTCAATGCTTCATAGTCGGAATATTGAGCTGTGATGCTTTTCCTTTCACGCTCTATCCTTGCTTTAATTGCATTATCAAACTCTTCCTGCGTGTTAATTGGTGTAAAATCTGCCATTTTTTCCTCCTACTTACCGTGTAGTGTACGTAATTGTATTCACTAAAAAGACCCGGAACTAATCCGAGCCTTAATAGCGTATTTTTTGTTTGGGCTTTGTATGTTTTTTCTCCGCACAAGCCCAATGTGCCAACATGACACAGTCAAGAAGCGCAATCTCCGCTTCAGCTTTGATGGATTTGTATCCGAATCCACCTTTGGAGCCAATCGGTCTTTTCTCACAGTTTGAGATTATCTGTGTAAGAGACGGTTGGTCCATATGGCATATGGTTTCAGACCAAATCGCCTGTTCAAAAACAGCATTTGCAACGATGATCTCATCAGTTGAAGGTATGATAGGCTTCTTTAAATGATCTGCCTTCATAGCGTCAATCAGCAGTTGCTCTCCGTTCTTGCCATCTATGACTACAGCGTTCCAGTCAGCTTTCCTCAGAAAGTCAATTACCCAACCAAGTCCTTCTCGTACAGGACGACACCCAATCGCTTCTATAAATATGCGTTCCCTGGTTGCCTGTACTGCAATACCAAGAGCAACATTGGCTCCATCGACTCCAAATTTTATACCGACTGAAAGTTTGCCAGAGATCTTAGGCATTCTCTTACACTGCAGAGATAGCCATTCGTTTCTGCTGATAGCAGACTTTTGGTTGTACTTGATCCATAGTCCAAGACGCTGGATATTGAAATCGATGTCATCATCGCCAATCTCGTCCGCAACTTTCCTCTCATTGAGTACCGTTCCCATTGAGGGATTTACCTCATACCAGAGTTCTCGGTCGTGAACGTCAGACATCTGATCTACAGACCATTCAGCCCAAGCAGCATTTTCCTTTTTACCGAGCATTACGTCTTGTCGATACTGTGAAAAGACTGTACCAGACGAAATCGGCGTAGGCGGAGTTCCGCAATATACTGTCTGAGGATTAAGGCTGTCCGAAACAACATATTTCAGTGCAGATTCTTCATCAGACGTATATTCCTGGGCCTCATCGATTACCAGGAGGTCAAATCCTTCACCGAGACCACCTTTTGAGGATCTCGTGCGAAAATCTATCTTTCCCCCACCGGCAACTTCAATTGACTCTGAACCTAAAGCCTTCCAGGATTCATATTCGATTCCTGCCTCAGATAGAAGCTCACACAGTCTTTCCCATGCGGAATGACTGGTCTTTGTTCTGTGAGCAGTGTGAGCGATCCTTTCTCCCTTTTGGAGACCGTATGCTTCACGAATCATCACGACTTCGTTTTTCCCATTCCTTCGAGGAACTGAAAAACCGTATTTCGTATGTATCCAGAGCCCTTCGTCGTTGTATGCAAGCATGTCATAGAGCAGAAGCTCCTGCCATTCCTGCGCTGTTTTAGTTGTGCTGTTGTAAAGATCTACGGCTTCCTGACCATATGTGTCTTCATATGGCAACACAACGGATAGAGTAGGAGTTTGGCGTCCTTTCCGAACGTCCATCTCCTTACCTCCATATAAATACAGAATCGAAGATTCCGTAATTTACCTTATAAACCAATTATCTTGGCTGCTAGTGAAACAATTATATCGGCTGACTCCTTAAGAATCTCCCCAACACGTTTCATTTTGTCATTATCTTGGAGATAACTTATACCAGCTACCGTTATCCTGGCACCAGATAGATCTGAAACTAGGACGTGATTGCCACCCCATACATTTATAAAGTCAAGACCGGAAATAAGACCTTGCTCGGTCATCAGGTACAATATATCATTAAAATAATCCTCATTAACGACATCCTTTTTAACTGTTCTTTTAAACGTTTCGTTATCAAATACTATTTCACGCTTAAGTACTGCATATAGATAAACAAGGATTTTATACGCAACAACAAAGTAATCATCTTTTGCCACGATCTCACCTCTTGACACTTCTGAAATAGCAATATATTATAATTTTAGTGGCGCTCAACGTGGAACTTCTAGTTCTGCGGGGGGCGTTCACTATTTTCTAAACCTGTATGCGCCAATAAAATTATCTTCCTGCTTGATTATTACGTCGAGCAGGTCATTTTTTGCCCTTTTAACCATTCTATATCGTATGGCCATTACAGCTTCTGACACCGATATTCCTGGATTCAAACCACTAATATCAACCACAATCCCAACATGCTCACCACTAGTTTGCTTGCACCCGTCTTGCAGCTGATTATCAATTGAGTTAAATGAAGATACTGTTTTATACTCCCATTTTGATTTAAATGCATCTATGTAATAATCAGGGTTAGAGATTTTGTTTTCATTTATTGGCGGGATCACTGTGACATTTAAGCCTAATTTTTTTGCCATCCACTCGGCACAAGCTACGTCTTTTTTGTCCACATCTGTGTCGGTAATTCTGCGATTGTCGACTTTACCTTTTTTAATAAAAGACCGTTTTATATACTCACCTTTAACATCTTTTGTTCTAGCAATTACTGAAACCACTGACTCTCTAGTAGCCTTTTTATCTTTTGCTACTATAGGAGCAATGCTATCCCAGTCTTTTTCTAGTTTTATTTCTTCAGCTCTGGCTATCCTTGCACTTCTTTGACTTTTGTATTCTATTTTAGACCATGCATCTGTATATGTTCCCTTTTCTGTTCTGACTGTAACCATACAACGGCAGTTGTCATGTCTTCTGAATATATCCTTTGGAACATTATTAAAATCGTATATTCCGGAAAGCTTTGCACACCAATCACAACAGTGTCCTAACTGGCGTCTAACCACAATTGTTTTTACGCCCGCTTTTGCTTTAGCCCTTGCGTTAATTTCGACATACCCATCGTAAAAACTTTGAGAAATGTTTGAGACTGCATTGTATAGACTTTTTTTCATTCGTCGTTGTTTTCTCTGTATAACATAGATTCCATAAACGCTTTGACTCTATCTGCCGGATAATCCGGTATTATAGGCTTAAGATGGAGACCTATTTTCTCGTCCTCTTGCATCATTACTGTAGATGCTGCTTCCATTACCATATTGAATATCCTTCTCATGAGAGGATCGACAGTCCTTTCAAGGATATTCCAGTACAACTTTCCGTCCGGCATGTCTTTTGGATTTAGTTTGTCTTCAAAGACATGAGCTGCGCATTCTCCCAAATTTGCTGCATACAATGAGACCGCCTCTTGTGAAGCGGTCCCTTTTTCATACTTACGTAAAAATGATTGAATCCTTTTATCAGCCTTGACTCTACGGTCAAATTCTTCAACCATTTCTTTATATAATTCAGGAACAATGTCAGTCATCTTACGCCCCCGAGTTTATTCCAGTAAGATCTTTCATGTTCTTAGCAGTTAAGTAATTTGGTATAGCCTGGTTAATTTTGATTGCTCCATCGCCTATCAAAGAAAGCATGGCAGCATCAGGCTCAAATACCGGCTCCCATTTGGGAATTGTTTCCCTAACAACTTGACGTGTATAACCAAAGTCATCACGGATACATGCAGCAAGATATCCAGCATTCAGGAAACCGGATCCGAATGTGCGTTGCGCTTTTCGTGCTGCTAACCTAAGGTTCTCATGTGATGCTTTTATAGCTTCCGCACTTGACGGGTTTTCTGTAGCAAATCCCAGATCATCAAGCGTTAGTCCTGTTTCTCCAGCAAACAAAGCCGCAAATGTGCGCAGCTGCTCAGTATATGGGCTCATGCTTTGCTGTTGGAACTGCCCTACAACCGGTCGCTCGCCTTCATCATCCTTCGTAATTTCAAGGAAAGTAGATATGGTGGCTCTCCATGTATCTATCGCCTCGTTATCACTGGAAGTGCCGACAATATACTTCTGTGGAAACGAATAAAACTCTGCTGAAATCTCTGATCTTTTCAGAGTCCTTAATGCGCCTTGCGTGATATTCATACACGCTCTAGATATTCTGCTGTGACCGAACGGCCTTTTTGCATCAGGTCTGTTTACTATAGGCACCAGCAATGGATATGGAGCAGGATTTTCTATTGAATAAGGAGCCAGTCCCTTTGGATAATAATCTGTTCTTCCGGGAACAAAATATGCTTCCAGAGTAGGCAAGTTGTTCTCCGGATCTCTTTCCAGAACGGCATAACCTTCTGTCAACATTCCGTTAATCTCGTTCATTATGCCAGTTGCATTCCCGCCATCTATGACCTGCAGTCTCGGAAATCCGTCTACATCAGGAGATATATAGATGAAGCAGCATGATGAAATCAAAGCAGACAGTATCGCAGAATCAAACAGCACGTCCGGATTGTTCTGCTGATAGATCTCATTCATTGCGAAAAAATCCTTATCGAATTCACGGAACACAAGACGGTCTGCGAGAGCATCAACTCCTTTGGCACACCAACCCAAAACTTCTGTGACCCTAGCAAGCCTTGCTGGTGTCGTAAGTCCAAAGTCGTTTACAAGATTTTTCATTTCATAATATGAATATCTTAGGTCTACCCTGGTCTTTTTTGCTTTTAATTTACGTCTGAGGTATTCAATTCCTTTGTAATCAGGCATATTTTTAACCTTTCATGTTATTGTATTATTTG